AAGCTTCTGAAACAACCGGGAATGGTACAGGCAACCTTGTGTTTTCTGATGGATCCAATTGGATTCGTGTGGACACTGGTGCAACTGCAGCTGCCTAATTTAGGAGAACGCAATGTCCGGTTCTGATGTAAAAGCAAAGCGTTTGGCTGCCACTGGTTCGGCTGGTGTTGGTCCTGCGCGAATTCGTCAGATACAGGTTTTAACCACGACTGGAACTCCGCGCTTAACCATTACCGACGGTAATGGTGGCGCTACAGTTTTAGATCTGGATTTTCTTGCATCTGATTCACACTCCGTAAACATTCCATCAGAGGGCATTCGCGTATCAGATATATACGTATCTGCGTTTACCGCTTGTACCGCTGTGACAGTGTTTTATAGTTAAAGGATATCTTATGGCTCGTGAAGTTAGTTCTATATCTCGTGTAGGAACTTCCGAGCCGTTTGAGCTTCAAGTTTCTCGCGGTCAAATTGCATATCACGAGTTTGTCCACAAGTTTGGATATAATCCTGATATTGCGGATGTAGACGAGACTGTTTGGGCTCAAGGAGGCTTATATGTTTATCCTACGGCCGTTTCCACCATGTATATTTCTAGCAGTTCCACCGCTGACACCTCTGCAGGGACAGGAGCTAGAACAGCTACTGTGTCTGGGTTAGACGCAAATTTTGACCAAATAAGTGAAACTGTTTCGCTAAACGGTCAAACAGGGGTTCAGTTAAACGGTGCTTTGAACTGGTATCGCGTCAATCGTATTATTGTAAACACTGCCGGATCTGGCGGGGCTAATGCAGGCGTTTTGTATGTAGGTACAGAAGCCACGCCTTCGGGCGGTGTTCCAACAAATAAATATGCCACAGTTGCCATTGGTGACAACCAAACCCTCATGTGTCTCTGGACTGTTCCAAGAGGTTACACTGCGTATCTTCACCAAAAAGATGTTTCAGCCTCCTCCTCTGCAGGCAAGTTTGCTATCTTTACGTTAATATCAAGACCTGACAATAATGTATTTAATATTAAGGACCGGGTGACCTTAGCCAATAACTCAACCAATATTCCGTATTGGAACCCAATTGTTTTTACTGAAAAAACAGATATTGAAGTCCGTGCAGAGGCTGATTCTTCAGGCGGCACAATTACAGCTTCTGCGACGCTCGATATAACTTATATAAAAAATGGGGATGCGTTGTAATGGCCTCTACCAAAGATGTTACCAGAACTCCTTCGGGAAAAATTAAATATAGAGGAGAGACCTTTGCTGGTTTTAACAAACCGAAACGAACTCCGGGAAAGGCTAAAAAGAGCGCTGTTCTCGCTAAGAAAGGCTCTGAGATTAAGTTGGTCCGGTTTGGCGATCCAAACATGTCAATTAAAAAAGACCAACCGGGGCGTAGAAAGAATTTTAGGGCGCGGCACAGTTGTGATACCGCGAAAGATAAATTTTCAGCACGGTACTGGTCCTGTAAAGCATGGTGATAATATGAGCCCAGAAGAAGTTTTAGCTAAACTAGCCCACCACGAAGAAAAGTGTGATCTTCGGTATCAACGCATTGAAGATCGTTTAGACGACCATAAAGAAGAATTAAAATGGTTGCGTAAAATGATGTGGGCTTTAATCATAGCTATTATGGCATCTCCTTGGATACAACGACTTTGGGGCGGATAGAATGGGATCTAGGGTAAAAACAGGCCCCAAACCTTCTCCTTGCGAAGTCACTTATTATAGAAAAGGCGGTGCGGTTTCTAGTAAGTCAAAAGGTAGCAAAATCTGCCCAGAGGGAAAAGCTTGGGCAAAAAGAACTTTTGATACTTATCCTAGCGCTTACGCTAATTTAGCTGCTTCAAAATACTGTAAAGATCCTAATTACGCTAAAAAGTCTAAAGGCGGAAAGCGAAAAGGCAGATAATGGGTAAGTTGCAAGATTGGGTAGATGAGGAATGGGTCCGCATAGATAGCTCAGGTAACATTGCAGGGGCTTGTGGCACTTCAAAAAATAAAAGAAACCCAGACAGATGTTTACCTAGAGCTAAAGCGCAGAGTTTAAGTAAATCAGAAAGAGCTTCAACGGCCCGTAAAAAGAAACGAGAAGGTTCCAAAGGTAAACAGGTTGTTTCTAATACAGAAAAAGCTAAAGTTAGAAAAATGGAAAACGGTGGGGTTGTTGCTATAGGTTGCGGTAAAATTTTGCCTGACAGAAAAAAATACACTACTGGCGCGGTTTCTAAAAGAGTATGACGTTTTTTATTGGAGATCCTGTAGAAAAGGCAGTGGTAGATGAAATTAGGTCTTGGTCTGAAAAGATATTAGAAAAACCTAATAAATTTTTTAATAATTTAGCGCCATGCCCTTTTGCTAGAGGGGCCTGGTTAGATGATAAAGTAGCTTTTTTGTTTAAAAACGAAGACAGCTATCAAGATTTATACACGGCTTTGTCGCAGTGGACAGACACGCACGACCTAGCCATACTGGTTGATTTTACGTTTGATGAGGACCCTGACAAATTTCATGCGTTTTTAGACGAGGTAAACACTGCAATTTCAAAAGGTTTTTTTATAGATAGAGATATGTGGGTTATGGGATTTCATCCTTATGATGAAGCCCCAGAGTTTTCGGAAGAAGCTAATTTTGAACCGTTGACTGAAGTAAATTATGCAATGGTTTTTGTTCAAAGACTGTCTAAGTTGCAAGAGTCTGCGTACAAAATCAAGAAAAACGGGTATTATGATAGATATGATGAGGAGTATAATGCTTCTCATATTTTCAAACGTAGGGAAGAACTTTACAGGAGATTAAAAAATGGCGATGTCACCTAAAAAAATGCGCGGCGGCGGTATGGTTAAGAAAATGCGCGGCGGCGGTATGGTTAAGAAAATGAAAGACGGTGGTGAGGCTACTAACGGCATGAGCGTTGCAGAGCTTCGCGCAAAAGCTAAAGCAAAAGGGTATAAGTTAGTTAAGGCAACCTAATTATGGCTACTTCAGGAAGCAAAGATTTTGAGTTAGATGTAGCAGATTACATCGAAGAGGCTTTTGAGCGTTGTGGCTTAGAAGTCCGGACCGGTTACGACCTAAAAACGGCTAAACGTTCGCTTAATCTTATGCTTGCTGATTGGGCTAATCGTGGTTTAAATCAATGGACGATTAAACAGCGGTCTTTGACGCTTGTCGCCAATGATGGCGAATATGATTTATCTGCTGATGTAATAGATGTTCTGTCTGTAGTGGTCAGAGTTTCGGGTACCGACTATTCATTAGAGCGATTAAGCCGAGATGAATATTTAACTATACCCACCAAAACAACATCGGGTAGACCTAATCAATTCTTTTTGGATAGGCAGCTTACGCCTAACTTAAAAGTATGGCCTGTCCCTGACAGCTCTACTTCGTACACTGTGTACTATGATGCTTTGACTCGAATGGATGACGCAGACACTTTTACTAACACAATGGATCTTCCTTTTAGGTTTTATCCTTGTTTAGCGGCGGGTCTGGCGTATTATTTATCTTTGAAGAAAAACCCTAAGATGACTCCCATGTTAAAAACTATTTATGAAGAAGAGTTTCAAAGGGCCGCTGAAGAAGATCGAGATAGAGCCTCTTTTAACGTAGTTCCAAAGTTTAGTTACTACAGGTCGGGATAATGGCTAAGTTTGCATCAGGTAAAGATTCTTATGCTATCTGCGATAGATCCGGGTTTAGGTATCCGTATAAAGTTATGCGTCGTGAATGGAACGGCTTACTTGTAGGGCCGGATCAATACGAACCAAAACACCCGCAGCTAGGTCCGTTTAGAAAAGTATCCGATCCTCAAGCTTTGCAAAACGCACGTCCAGATCGGGTGGAGCCTTTAGATATTTATGTAGGGCTGCCTACTGTAGAAAATCCAAATTTAAGACCTGCCACCGGATTCGGCCAGGTGGGTACTGTTACGGTGAGCACGTCATGAGTTTTACATATGCACAATTAAAAACGGCAATCCAGGATTACACCGAAAACGATGAGACCTCGTTTGTTAATAATTTGCCTATCTTTATTCAACAAGCTGAAGAGCGCATCTTAAAAAACGTACAACTTAGCTTATTTAGAAAAAATGTAAGTGGAAATTTTACAAATGCTAATAAGTATTTAACTGCGCCTAGTGATTTTTTAGCGCCTTTTTCTTTATCTTTTATAAACGCGAGCAGCGATCACGTTTTTTTAGAGTTTAAAGATGCTGATTTTGTCCAAACATTTAATCCAGATGGGGCAACGACTGGAAATCCCAGGTATTATGCAGTGTTTGATTTAGATCATTTTGTCATAGGTCCTACTCCGGATAGTGATTATTCCGTTGAGCTTCATTACTTCTACAGACCGGCTAGTTTAACAGCGGGGTCTGATAGCGGAACAACTTGGCTAAGTGAAAATGCTCAAATTGCTATGCTTTATGGGAGCTTGTTAGAAGCGTATACTTATATGAAAGGTGAGCAAGATTTAGTAGCTTTGTATGAAAAAAGGTTTGGTGAAGCGCTTGTAGGTATGAAAATGTTGGGTGAAGCTAAAGAAGTTACCGATGAATATAGAGTTGGTAAAGTTATTAGGCCGAAACAATGAACACTCCCGCATTAGATTTAAACATTACGCCTACTTTTAAAGTAGATGTAAAAACGACAGAAAACCGTGGTTTTACCCCAGAAGAGGTAGCAAAACGCTGCGCGGATAAAATAATTTCTATTTCAGATACAGCAGATCCTGTTATTAGGGATCAGGCCAGAGCTTTTAAAACGAATTTAGTTCAAGTTTTGACTTTTTATATGAGAGAAGTTATTAGAAGTGACAGAACAACGGTTTATAATGCTTTATGTGATGCTGGGCATAAAGATTTGGCTGAAATGATAAGGAGAATTTGATATGGCTTTTTCTGGTAACTATATGTGCACTTCCTTTAAAAAGGAACTTATGTTTGGTGCACACGATTTTGATTCCTCGACAGGGGATACTTTTAAGTTAGCACTGTATACATCCGCAGCTACGCTTGACGCTAGTACAACAGCTTATTCAGCTACTGACGAAGCTAGTGGAACGGGTTATTCTGCGGGAGGATCAGCTTTAACTAACGTTGATCCAACATCCAGCGGTACGACAGCTTTCACAGACTTTGCAGATTTAACGTTTTCAACTGCTACGATTACTGCTAGAGGCGCGTTAATTTACAATACTACGCCTAATACAACGTCTATTTCTTTAACTAACCCATCAGTGGTTGTTTTAGATTTTGGATCAGACAAAACGTCTACTGCGGGTGATTTTACGGTTGTCTTTCCTACTGCCGATTCAAGTAATGCAATTATAAGAATCGCTTAAAGGATAAAAGATGGCTTC